GAGGAGAACAGTTTACGTCGAAGCTGATGCGACTCCAACGTGAATCGTCCGATTTCGGTTGTAGATGACTGAGCCATGGGGTTTCAATAATTAATTTTTGTAGGAAGATTGACATGTTATCTGCTCTCTCTTTAGAGGCAGATATGATCATAATTTTTCTTTCTGGATCGTTAAAGAGAGTCCAGAGGACGAAGGCTCCTGTGATCCAACTTTTTCCAACGCCACGGAAAGCCTGTATTTGAAGCCGCTTAGGGCCATGCTGAAGATAGTCTGCGATTGCATATTGTGCACGTGTAGGTGAGGGTAGTTCTAGTTGTTCCCACAAAGCTTGTAGGAATAATTTAAAGTCATCTTTTAAAGCTAATAATATATTATTCATGTGGTAGAGTTTTAATTTTAGACTGTTTGTCTATATTATAAGCCTCTTTTGCTTGGATGTATTCTTGACGCATAGCATCTTTATATTCATCAATAAAGCTTTCAGGCATAGATTCTGTTTCGGCCATAGTTATTCATTTGTATCAAATAGATCACCTTGAAGTGTTCCTTTACCAGTTTTTGGATCAAAGTGTATGCCTTGATCTTTACCTAATTTTTCTATCTTTTTTAGGTAATCTGTTTTTCTTCCTCTTTTCGGTGCTGTTGTTACTATTTCGTTAACAATATTATGTATATCAGGTAGTTGATATTTTGGATCAATTAATTTGTTATAGCCTAAATTATTATAATTAGACATTTGTTCAATTAATTCATCAAACGACATATTTATTTTAGGATTCAAAGCACTCCATTGCTTATGAGCTTCTAGAATAATCTCTTCTGATTTATTAACTAGGGTAGCCCATCTTTTAGCTTTCTTTTTCCTATAACCAGGATAATCCACTTTATTATTTATCTTTAACATTTCTTCTTTACTGAAGAAAGTAGGAGTAAAGTTATTATAAAACTTATGAGCAATTCCGTGTGGTGTAGCTTCATCTGTAGCTTGACCTAAAGTCATCATCAGATTATTTATATCATCACCTTTTTGAATTACTCCAGTTCTAGCATTATTCTTTACTAAAGTATCCATCAAAGACCAGTACTCTTTACTGTTGAATTTGACGTTATCAAATAAATGAATACTATCAAACAATGGATTTATATGATGAGCTTGGATACCTTGTTTTAAATCATAACCTTTCTTTTTTAAGAAGTCTCCCCATTTATATTCCCATGAGCCTTTATTGAACTTTTTATAACCTTCAAAAGAACCTCTTAATCTATCAGGACTAAGGTAAGCTTCAAGCATATCTCTACCTGAATCTCCTTTATTAAGATAAGACTTATAAGCTTTCATCCTAAAGGTACCATCTCCCATACCATACTTGTTCATTTTATTTAGAACACTTCGTTGGTATCTATTACTCTGGAAAGGTTCAAACTTAAGTTCGGTTTGTTTAATACCTCCTCCTACTCCTGTTCCAGTTGTAGATCTGGATTCTAATACATTACTAACGAAACCTTTTTTACCACCATCCAATTTAGCTCCATTAGCCGTTGCAAACATAAGCCCACCGTCTTGATGAAAAATTGTACGTCTAACATTATCAAGCCTCTTTAAACCTAATTCTATAAGTTCCTTGCCACCTCTTCTAACTGCTACAGCTCCTACTCCTCCAATGATTTCACCAAAAGGTAATGGTCCATCTAATGCTGCACCAACTGCTGCTCCTTTAGTAAAAGCCCTAGCATCTTGCCATAATTCAACACCAAATTCACTCATGTCAGCGAAGCTAGTATGATCAGGTAAAACAGCCTTTGCAATTGACATACCAGTTTGTCCAACTTGTCCAATAGTCAAAGGATCTTCACCTGTTTCAATCTGTTCTCTAATTCTACCAGCTCGTTGTAGTAATGCTTTCTTTTCTCTACCTTTAGCCTTTCTAGCTGCTTCTACTAATCTATCGAATTCTCCGTATAATTTAGCATCTCTTTGCTGATTCTGTTTAACAGTTAGTTCATCTATATCTTTAATTGATATAGCTTGTACATTACCTTCTGAATCCAAGGTACCTTCATCTATGAATCCTCCATCTTCTCCTACTCCTTCCTGATTTAATAGTTCTCCTTCAGTTGGTTTTTTAGGATTATTTATTTCGTCATATCTTTTCTTAAGTTCCTCATCACTTTTGCTACTTCCATACTTAGTAGTCCAATTAAAATACTTATCACCGTAGTATGATTGATTTGGCATAATTACTTCCTCTTCGCTCCACCTCTAGCTCTATTAGCCTTACGGCTCTCTGCTTTGTACGAACCGTCTGGTTGTTTAGAAGCATCTACACTAGAGGATCTAATTTTTAATCGAGACCGTGCTGCTGAATGTTTTCTTTTATACTCATTAGAATGAGCATACTTTCCACCAGGACTATTGTCTTTAACGTGTTTAGCTCTTGAAGCTTTATTCTTACGATAATGCCGAGCTGTCTTTCCTAGTTCTGCCATAGAGTCTATGTTGTACGAGTTCAGGGTCTACTTTAGGTATGATGGAAGATAACTTCTCTAATGGACTACCTTCTAAGGCAATACCAGTTACATCGTTTGTCTTCAACCAATCACACGCTGCTTTTAAATCTTGGGTAGTAGCCTCACCACTACGAACTCTCTTTAGGAATTCTTCAGTAACAAGGTTATGAAGTTCATTAAACTTCTCTTCTTTGGCTTTAGCCATTATTTATCTGTGCATATTTCTTTAGGTTTACTCCACGGTTTATACCATGGTTTAGGTGTTATTGTACAATTACTTGCTTCTTTAACAGCTTTCTCCCAAGCTTTAATAGGTATAACATCGCTACACATTTGAGATACATGAGTTAGTGGTTTTAGCATAAAGCCTTTTTGTTGCAACTCTGCACACTTTAAAACTCTAACTAATTCATAATCTAATCTCATCTTTTCTTCTTGTCTAGCTGCCATTTGCCTACATTGTTCTAGTCCTCTTTTATCAAGAGGAATCATAAAGTTAACTTGGAATCCCCAGTTCTCAGCTACTGTATATGTTTGCTGAGCCATTGTTTCATCAAATGGAGTTGTATGATTTCCCATATAGAATGGTGAGAAAGTCATTGTGCTGCCATTACATGATATGTTAGGTCCGTATTGCTGTCTTGACGGTGCTCCATTATTTTGGAATTGCACCGCTTGGTTGGTTACATTTCCCGTCGCAGCCGCTACTGGATTACTAACATTATTAGTATCGTCTTCTGCACGTACAGGTATTATTGTGAGAAGACTGATAAGGAGACCGTAGTAGAAGTAACGTCTATTGTTCTGTCTATTACTTCGACTGATAATACTTGACTTGCTGCTCTTTCTACTATTTCTAGTGTGAAAGGGTCTCCAGCTGTATGTAGGGTAAATACTGAATCTGTATCTACTAAGCCTCCTGATGAGGCTGATGTATGAGTTATGTTTTCGCCACTCCATTTATCTAAAGCAGACCCATAGGTGGTAGTTGTTATCTCCTCGACTATCTCTTGTGTAGTCGTGGTGGTGGAATTCATGGACCCTTGAGTAAAATTTGGAGTCACTAATTCTGCTCTTGCTACCGTGGGTGATGCCAGTGCTAAGAGTACTAGCCATTTCTTCATTACTTTTGTTTGTCCTTATCGTTCTTCTTAGTAGTATTGTTACCGTTACCAGTAGTTAAGCCAAATGTTGCAAGAGCTCCAGTAAATATTGAAGCAGGAAACGTAATATCCCCACCTGGACTCTTTCTAATCATAGGTATTTCTACATAATTTAAAGTAATAATAAAACCACTCCAAACCACAACGCCAAGGCGGACGAATGTACCCAAGATTTGTATTTGGTGTTCTTGATCTTCTGCAGCATCTTTTAGTTTACTGAAGAAACCTTTTTCTTTTTCTGTCGTTGCTCCTTCCATGTGTTAACTTTCGATTGTAGTTGTTTCTGAACCTTCTTCTTAATTGGTTCAAATAAGGATTGAGTAACAGTAGTCGTAGTAACTGCCACTACTGCTGTAGTAACTGCTGTTACGACTACTGCTGTTTCAGGTATAGGTATCTTAATGTCTACTACTGGTACTGATAATTGAGGTGTAGTAGGTTGTTCTTCTTTAGTCTCTCCTTCTACTCCTTCTGGTGCTTCTAAATCACTAGGAGGTATTACTATAGGTTTATATGAAGGTATTTTAGCTGAAGGAGGTTTGAATTCTATTGAAGGTACATTTAAAGATTTAGGCAGGGTGGCTTTAGGTAATTTAAGATTTATGATGGCGGTGTGGGCCACGTGATATTATAAGGATCAGATTGAGTTGTTGTAATATCTCGTAATGCTTGTCTATAGTTTTTCCACTCATCACTAAGAGTTAAATCACTAGAAGCTCTCCAATCAGTATCAACTAATAATTCATATCTTTGACTCTTAATATTTAACCATTGAGAAGCTATTAGTGCAGCTTTCTCATCATCGGTACATGTCTCTACTTTTACAGAATAAGCTTTACCTGAATCTAAATAAGCATCAACCTTAGTTAATTTTTGATCAGGTTCAGTAAAAGATAAGGTTTCAACAAGTTCTACGATATTTTTCTTACTAATAAACTCAGCTGAAGGACCAGTAGTAGAGAAAGAAACACCAGGGAATAATGTTTTTAAGGTTCCAGTTTTAGTAACTGTAGAACCATCAATAATTGCATAATTCATAATTCATAATTTATATTGTATTGTTTAGTTTGCAACAGAAACTCCACTAATTTTATTTCTTCGTAACTTCCATGCACAATAGCCAGTACCATAAGAATTACCAGTATTACCACTTGATTCAAAATGTAAATAAGTCGTATATGGACTTGTTGCATTATCAGCAGCCATATCTGGACCTGTGTTGGTACTCGTAGTGTCTGCATCATTAGCACTACCATTTGGATGATCTTCTGAAGCTTCGTATGCACCATATAGCCACGAATTACCCGTGTATGTAGTGCCTATATTTTCTAAATCATCACGGTCATAATTAAGTTTTGCAGTCGAATAGCCAGTTGCAGACGTATACATATCTCCAGCTGGAGATCTTTGCCATGCATTATTAGTTATATTACTAGAATTATATACACCTGTATCAAAGTTTATAGCCGTATTCCCATTTGCTGGATGTAGTATTATATCATCAAAAGCTACATCTACTCTAAAATCAGAACTCAAGGATTTTCGTGCATAAAGTACTAATCTACCTATAGTTGATTTATCTGATAAATCAATTGTAAATCCATTCCATTCATCATCCAAACTGGTATGTGTAGGGTCGTCATTTCTTTCATAAAAATCGGGACCATTACCACCATCTGTAACAATCTGTAAGCTTTCGATACTACTTCCAGTATCCCAAAATGCACCAAAACCTCCGTCGGTTTGTGTATTTGTTC